AATGCCTATCTATTATGCGAAAAAACGAACGAAAAAAGGTCAAACGGCTATAATGTTACCCAAAAAAAGCGGTAAAAAGTGCAATATCCTACCATATTTGCACAAATGGCACTATTTGACCAATTCAAGGCCTTAATCGGCTCAAAACCGGAACAGCGCTCGACGTTGTCGAATCCTTCAAGCTGGTTTATAGAATGGCTTAATGGCGGGCCGTCGGTCGCCGGTCAAAAGGTCAATCCGGAAACAGCGCTAAAAGTATCTACCGTTTACGCGTGTGTGAGCTTGCTTTCTCGCACTATCGCGAGTCTCCAATTAGGATTTTATAGAAAGTTAGAGGATGGCTCCGAAGAGATTACAGGCACTCCGGAGCAATACGCGGTTTGTATTGAGCCAAACGACCGGATGACATCCTACACCTGGCGGAGCACATTTATGCTTCATTTGATGATGAGGGGCAACGCGTATGCCAAATTGAAGTTTGACCGTACAGGCCGCGTTTCAGGCTTTCAAATACTACATCCTGATTTTGTCGAACCATACCTTTATAAAGGAAAAATATTTTACAAGAACACAAACGAGGGGGTTAGCGAAACGCTTGACTCCGGAGAGGTTCTCCATGTTCGGAATTTTTCCGATGACGGCATCGAGGGTAAAAGCCCTTTAACCTATGCGCGCGAATCCGTTGGAATGTCACTGGCTGCAAATGACTATGCCGCGGCAATGTATGAGAACGGCGGCGGCCTTCGTGGTATCGTAGAAACGCCTATACCGTTGGATCAAAAACAGGCCGACTTTATGCGCGAAAACTTTTTGAGGGTTATGCGCAATTACAAAGAAACGGGATCAATTGGCGTATTAGATCGCGGCGCTAAATTCCAACAAATCGCACTCAGCCCAAAGGACGCTCAATTCATCGAGTCGTCAAATATGACCGTTCGCGAAATTGCCCGTTTTTTTGGAGTTCCACTCCACTTAATCGGCGACCTTGAACGCGCCACTTTTGGCAATATCGAACACCAATCAATCGAGTTCGTAACACACACAATCCGCCCGATTGTCAAGAACTTTGAAGACGAATTAAACCGGCGCGTTATACGCAAATCGGATCGAGCTAACTATTTTTTCCGCTTTAACCTTGATTCGTTGTTACGCGGCGACACCCAAGCCCGTGCACAATACTACTCCCAAATGTTAAACGCTGGCGTTATGAGTTTGGATGAGGTTCGCCGCCTTGAAAATATGAATCCAATCGCCGACGGGCTTGGCAAAAAACATTATATCCAGGTTAATATGACCACTCTTGAAAATTTACAAGCTCCTAACAATGACCCACAACAGTAGAACAATATCCGACGCAGAAGTACGCCTCGCAAATATTGGAGCGCTCGAACAACGGGCAGAGGACGACAATTTAATGAGAATTGGCGGTACGGCTGCAATATTTGATACTTACACTTCAATGGGCTGGTACTTAGAGAAAGTAAACCGTTCCTTTTTTGATGGAATGGACACTTCCAAAACCGCCGCCCTAAAAAACCACGATTCAAATTTAGTACTTGGCAGAACTGCAAACAATACACTCCGATTAACAGTCGATGACAAAGGACTGCAATATGAGGTTGATTTACCGGACACCCAAATAGGCCGTGACACTTATGAGGAGGTAAAGCGCGGCGATATATTCCAAAGCTCATTTCAATTCACGGTAAAGGACGAAAATTGGAGCGAATTGGATCCGGATGAACTACGCGGAAAAATTCCCGACGAATGGATCGACCGGGCAATCTATGGTGGTAAAGTGCAAGTTAGGGAACTACTAAAAGGCGGCACGCTTTACGACGTTGCGCCGGTTACATTCCCAGCCTACCAAGATACAACAGTGGCCAAGCGTTCATTTGAGGGCGCAAAAAAAGTTGAAGCTCCAAAAAACCAAAACATAAACATCCGGTTAGCAATTGCAAAGGCAAACGCGGCCGCTTTTTTAAATTCAATTACTTTTTAAAGATGACCTTAGAACAAATCCAAGATCTAAAAAAGCGGCATGACAACGCAGTAGCCGCAATGAAGGAAGCCGCCTCCGCTCTTAACGTGGAAGGGCTTACCGATGTCCGCAAATCCGAATTAGAGGCAACTTTTGCCCGCGCTGAGAAGGAGCAGGAAGAAGCTTACCAATCCTTTCAACGCAGCCAAAAAGCTTTTGAAGCTGAAAAGCGCTCAGCAGAGCTTTTTTATGAGAACGAGGAGAGAGGAGGTCGCGCAAATGATAAGCGCAATCCTGAGGAAGTGAACGCCGACTTTAACGCCGTATTCCGCAAGTACATGATTCAGGGCGAAGCGCGCATGACAGACGCCGAGCGTTCTATTTTGGAGAAACGTGGAACCAACACGTTAATCGCTGGTACTAACTCTTTGGGCGGATTTACTGTTCCCGTTAGCCTTGCAAATCAGATTATTGAGTCAATGAAGGCTTATGGCGGCGTTTTGGAGGTTGCAAATTTGCTTTTGACGGATTCCGGAAATACCTTGAACTTCCCTACTAACAACGACACCAGCGCCAAAGCGGTACTCGTTGCCGAAGGTAGCGCCGCGACTGTTCAAGACACAACCTTCGCACAGGTTGCCGTTGGTGCGTACACTTACCGCGATCTTATTAAGCTTTCAAAGGAGCTTATCCAGGATAGCGCATTTGACATTGAGGCGTATGTGGCTAATTTGATGGGTACGCGTTTTGGCCGTGCTGCAAATGAAAGCTGCACAACCGGAACAGGATCTTCACAGCCACAAGGCGTTGTAACGGGTTCTACTTTGGGTAAAACCGCCGCGTCCGCTACTGCAATCACCTTTGCCGAGATTCTCGACTTGGTACACAGCGTAGATCCTGAATATCGCCGCAACGGTCGCTTTATGATGCACGATAATGTACTTGCGTATATCAAAAAGCTATCAATCGGAGCATCTGACGCGCGTCCATTATGGCAGCCTTCCTTTATCGTGGGCGAACCTGCAACAATCGACGGATTCCAATACGTCATCAACCAGGACATGGACAGCACAATCAACACCGCTTCCAAGTTAATTCTGTTCGGCGATTTCAGCAAGTTTTTGGTTCGTCAATCTCGCGCGCTTGAAATTTTGCGGAATGAGTACTTGTACATGGGCACTGGCGAAATTGGACTATTTGGCTTCGCTCGTTGGGATGCGAAATTACTTGATACCGCAGCAGTTAAGCACTTAATTACAGCTTAATTATGACTATTCGCGTTTTAGATAGTTTGGTTGGCCATGATGAGGGCGGCGACTTTGGATATGGTAAAGGCATCCATAAAGACGTACCGGAATCACGCGCCAAGCGGCTAATTAAAGATGGCTTAGCAGTTATTGCAGAAGTCCTAATTGAAGCAGCCACAGACGCAATCGTAAAAAAAGCAACAAAGCGATAAAATGAAATACTTGCCGTCCGCAATAGAGCTTACTTACTCTTCCTCCTTGCCGGTCACAGTCGATGAGGCTAAAACGCATTTACGCGTTACCGGGAGCGCCGAGGACACAATTATAGAAGCCTATTTGCGGGCGGCAATTCGCTTTGTCGAACAGTACTGCCAAATGTCGCTTTTGGGCGCAACGGTAATTGAAACTTACCGGAGCTTTCCGGATGATGACCAACCTTTTAATTTGACTTACGCGCCATTTAGCGCGCTCACGTCGATAGGTTATTCTATCAGTACAAATCCGGCGACGTTTACTAATTTGGCGTCGAGCGAATATGTTATCGAAAAACATACAGCAAGCGAGCGCGGCGTAATAGTTCCCGTTTATGGATGGAACGCAACCGCAGAGCCATTCCAGGTTAAAGTCACTTACTCGACCGGATATGCGAACGCGGCGGCGGTTCCTGCCAACTTGAAAATAGCTGTTTTTTTGATCTTAGCGGACATTTACGAAAATCGCACCGATTCACCTTCGGACGCTGTTATACGCGCATCAGAGCGCTTTATGTCACCCTATACTCGTTTTGTGATATGATGCGCAATAAAAAAGAAACCATTGGTAAATTAGACCGCCAAATAACAATCCAACGGCGCGCGCTTGTTGAAAACGCAACCGGAGAACGAGTGGAAACGTGGTCTAACTTGCTAATTGTTTGGGCCGCTGTTATGTACCCAAAATCGGGAGTTCGCGAAGACGTTACAGAAGGCGCGGTTTATGCAACTAACCGGGCAAACTTCGAGATTCGTAAAACAGATGTAACGGTTATTGATCGGATTGTTTATAACGGTGACAACTGGGACATAATCCGTATATCCGAACAAGGCAGAAACGATCGTTTAATACTTGAAACACAGGTAACAGAATGAACGAACAGTTAGCAAAGGAAGTCGAAGAACTGTTAAAGGAATTTAGGCAGATAGCGCGCAACGCCAAGCGCGGAACAAGCGCTATTCTAACCAAGTCAGCCAAACCGGTAGTAGCAGCCCTTTATCGGGCAGCGCCGCACGGCCGCAAAGTTCACAAAAGGTACAGCACCGCAAAGCTGGTTAAAAGCATCCGAGCGCCAAAAGGACGCGGCAATGTAGTAGCGACCTATTATCCTGGCAACCTCGCTGCATCGTTTGACGTGCTACGGTTTAGGCAAAGTAAATACGCGGTTTTTGTAGGTGCGAAATTAGCAAAGGGAACCGCTCAGGGC